CTGGCGCGGGTGCCGCTTTTACTGCGGGATTGTTAAATGCGGCTATCGGCGTCGCCGCATTTTATATTGCCTCGCAGCTCATTCCATTTAAAAACGCAGACTTCTCTGGAGGATTAAGCGACATCGCTGGATCTCAGATGTACACCCTTGGATCTCAAAGTAACCAGGTTTTAAGACTTGGCCCAGTTCCTAAAGTGTACGGAACTCACAGGATCTTTCCAAACATCGCAGCCAATCCATATACGGAACTTGAAGTAGATCCCGCGACTGGTGAGCTTGTTCAATACTTCTATGCCATCTATGACTTTGGCCTTGGGCCATATTTAATCAGCGATTTAAAAATCGGCGACACTCCTATTGGGCAATTTAACGAAGTTCAATATAACTTCGTCGATTTTAACAAGCCCCCAGTTGATGAGGGAGGATGGGATGAGGCTCTTATCGACTCTCTCCGACTTTACAAGGGCGATGTAAACACAGAGCAAATAGGAGTAGCACTAAATGGGAACCAAGAATCAGGGGACCCAGTATCCGAATGGGAAGTTATCAGGGATTGCAAGCCAAATACTAATGGAGTCTCTCAAGAAATTAGCCTTAATTTTGTTAATCCTAGTGGTCTTTTTGGTTTTGGATCTGACGGCTCTAGGACTCCTCGGACAATAGACTTAGAGATCGAGTTTGCCCAGACCTCAGACAATATTTGGAGAGCCTGGAATGATCTGAATTTTGTATCTGACTTTAAATCCGCCGGGGGCTCACAACAAATTGACATTGGGGCAAATGTTTCTTTGATAGCCCCTTCTAATTTGGCCAATATTTCTATTGGCGCATATTCAAAATTAGGAAAAACAGAGCAGATAGCCCTTTCTTCAGGCAGGTCGTCTACAAGGACTATTAGACATTATAGGCAATTTGGATATTTAAAAGACCAAAAGGTTTTTATATTTCCTACGGGTACCGTAAATCTTAACTCTTATCTTTATATTAACGGACAACTTCTCGGACCAGTAAATAAAGTAACAAACCTAGGTGGCGGGAGAACTCAAGTCGAAGTCCCTCAGGGGCTAAACTCGTCTTTTGTTCTTGGCACATTTGGCGTAGAGACTGGCTCTTATTCTGTTCCGGCTGACTCTTTATTTACAGAATTGCGATGGTCTTCAACTAATAAAGTACGCTATGGAATACCTGCCTTTAAACGAGCAAGGATTCAGCGCCTAGAAACTTCTCCAGTTTATTCTACTTTCAAATTCACTCCACGAACAACGGAGTCAATTAGAGTTAGAGTTAGAAGAATTAGATCCTTCTCAGCGGCCACATTCCAAATTCAAGACAACCTCACATTTGGCCAGCTCCAAACTAGATTTGACTCTGACCCAATTATTACAACAAAGCGCCATGTTTATCTTGAGGTCAGAATTAAAGCGACAAACCAACTCAATGGCGCTATTCAAAACCTATCTGCCATCTGTACTTCAGTTCTCGATGTCTGGAACGGATCTCAATGGGTTAAACAGCCTACTTCAAATCCAGCTTGGATATTTACAGACCTACTTACTGGCGAGATCAATAAGAGAGCAGTCAGCAAATCAAGGTTACATCTCCCATCTATTTTAGAGTGGCGGGACTATTGCGATGAGATTCCGCCAGATCCGCCGATTCCAGACGTAGTATATTCTTTGCCTAGGTTCCAAGCCAACTTCATTGTCGATTACACAATTACACTTCAGGACCTTCTAGGAAGACTCACTGGCCTTGGCCAGGCAAGCCTTAATATTATCGACGGCCAGTACGGAGTCTTGATTGATAAAAGAAAGACAACTCCAGTTCAGGTATTTACTCCCAGAAATTCTAGGGGATTTTCTTCTAATAGAGCCTACGCAGAAAGGCCAAATGCAATCAATGTCACTTACATCGACCCCGCAGCTAACTGGGAGTTAAGGTCAGTAAAAGTATTTGACCAAGGATTTAACGAGAATAATTTTGAGACTGAAGAAGAAGTTCAGACCTTCGGCGTGACAAACCAAGAGCAAGCCTATCGCTATGGCCGATATCTCATGGCCCAAAGTATACTTCGCCAGGAAACAATTCAGATAACGACTGATTTCGAGCATCTCGTTTGTACAAGGGGGGACTATGTCCTAGTCACTCAAGATGTTATGAAGGTCGGCGGCACTCCAGCTAGAGTTAAATCAGTGTCAGGGAATAGAGTTGTCATTGACGACGCTATTGAGGTCCAACCTATTACCTATGCATTTGTTTTTAGATCCCCAGTTCACGGAATAGTTCAAAACTCACTAACAGTTGTAGCTCCCGATACTTTTGATCTTGGCGGCTCTACATTTCCTGAGCCAGGCGATCTCATAATTATCGGCGAGGCGGGAAGTGTAGTTTATGAATGTATCGTAAAAACTATTCAGCCCAATGCCGACATGGGCGCAGTTCTAACATTAGTAGAAAGAGCAGACGCAATCTTTGATGCCGAAAGTTCGGACATAATTCCAGAATACAACGCCCAAATTAACAAGACATTTAGTCCGGATCTTACTGCACCCCCAGAGGTTAGTAATCTTATTGTCACTGACAACACTTGGGAATGTAATGGCGCGGGGTATAGATATTTTGTAGAGCTTGATTGGGACAGTCCTCCTAATGGCGCGGCAGAGGCCTACGAAATTTATGTGGACTTTGGTCGAGGATTTAATCTTGCGGACGTGACAAGAGAAACACAATACCGTTTCATTGTGGATGAACGCCGCCTTGGGCTTCTCCATAGTTTTAAAGTTCTCGCAGTATCGGCGACAGGCAACAAGTTAAATCTCGGGGAAGTAGGTTCGGTTACTGCGACTCCCCTCCCTAAGACGACTCGACCGTCAAACGTCGAGTCTCTTTCTATTGATATTACCAATGAAGTTCTTCAGCTTGTCTGGCCGAAGGTCGAGGAGTGCGACATTGCTGAATATCTAATCCGATACAGCCCAAATCAAAATGACATTTGGGAAAGCTCTATTCCTTTATTAAGGGTAAATGCCAATGTGACTCTTGCTGCGACTCAGGCAAGAACTGGCGTGTACTTAATTAAGGCCGTTGATTTTAATAACAACGAATCCACTCAAGCGGCCAGGGCAATAACTACAATCCCTAATCTCTTTAACTTAAATATCATAGAAGAGATTACAGATTTCCCTACACTTACTGGCGTTAAAGACAGGGTTGTTGTGAGCCCAGGGCAGATTAGGCTCTTAGAGACTAACGTAGGAGGGCCAACTGACGTTGAATATGAGCCAGAAGGATATTACTACTACAATGATCTTTTGGACCTTGGGGATATCTATACAGTTCGTCTGCAATCTCTAATTCGCGCTGAGGGATTTACTCTAAGCGACCTTATGAGTAATTGGCCGACACTTGCCGATATTCCAACTTTAACCTTTGCGGGATTTTCTGATTGGGACGTCGAGTCAGAATATAGGACAACTTCCGAATTAAACGTAATTTCAAATTGGAATCCAATGTCTGACGTTGACCCCATAAGCACAAACGACAGGGACATTTGGTCTGAGTGGCGCAAGTTTATTGTCGGGGATGCCACTGGCCGGATCTTTCAATTCAGGTTGAAACTAATTAGCAATAGGGCTAACGTAACTCCGAGGGTTTTCGACGGACTTATCAAGGCAGATATGCCCGATAGGACTGCAAGTTTCGATAACCAAATAGTGCCTCCATCGGGGCTTGAGCTTGTGTACAATCCGGGATTTTATGGACCTGGAACTACGCCAAATGTTCAGGTCTCAATTGAGGATGCGGAGTCGGGGGATTATTGGGTGTTTGACTATAAGACGCTTGATGGTCTTAAAATTACTGTGTTTGATAGAAATGATGTCGCTGTAACTAGAACCGTAGATATCCAAGCAAAAGGCTACGGTAGGAAAAACACGACGATAATTTAGGGGAGAATAAATGTCACAGTCAGTCTTCGATCAGATTATACCAACGGCGACTTCAGGCTCGCAACTGGCCACAATTTTAAATGACTTTAAGGACGCCGTAATTAGCGGATTTAGCGGCCCGAGCAGGCCAACTGAAAT